ACTTGTGTCATACTATCTTTAAATGCTTGTGCTTGTGCTTTAACCATAGGGTCAGCATTATCACTAATAGATATTAATCTATCTATTATTCTTTCAGTCCAATATTCAGGACTTAAACCTTTATTGTTAGTAGTTTTAACAGCTATATCGCCTACAGTTGTTTTTACATCTACACTAAACATTATGTTACCTGTTGTCTTACAGGACCTGTCCTATAATTATCTTTAGTATTTTTACCTTCAGCAAATACTTTTAATCTTTGTATTGCTTCTTGAAATCTTTTTTCGTAATTAACCATAATATCTGGCTCACCTTTCATAAAAGTATATGCTTCTACTAACGAACCATACAATAAACAATCTGGTGCATTTGTTCCTAAATAACTTGTTCCATCACTACTTGTCGTAATAGATGTAGGTGTATATTCATAATGTAATTCTGCTGTTAAATTTGAACTAGGAGTTGGTGCTACAATAAAAGTATCTTCATCAAATCTAGCATAATATTTAGGTATTCCTGTTGTAGAACTACTAGGATATGCTTCTCTAATAAAAGCTACATCTTTAAATAATAAATATTCATAGCCACTATTATCTACAGCTAATGAATGTGCTGATAAAAAATCTGTAGGTGTTGATAAATATTGATTTCCTGATGTTAAAGTACCTGTAACATTTTTTCTAAATACTGGCAAAGATACAAGTTTTTGTATTCTATCTTCAGTATTAACAATAAATTCATCTAAGTTATTTACAAAAGTAGTTTCTGTATTATTAGTGTAATCTTGTATTGCTGTTTTTAATGTTGTAAATGTTAATGCCATTATTCTGTACTCACTTTAACTATTCCTATTTCAGTATTTAATACTAAACCTGTTCCTGAAACTGGATTAAATCCATAATATTCAGTAGATGATTTTTCACCTCTATCAGGTCTTGGATTATAAAGTGATTGATTATCTGATGTATCTACTTCACCAATTTTTAATTGAGGATGGTCTATATCAAAACAATCATCACAAACTCTTAATCCATTACGAATACCATCTTCTATTTCGTATTTTAAATCGTTTAACTTATAAGTAAAACCGCATCTATCACAGTCTCCTAAAGCTTTTTTACCTAGGGCATAACTCATCTGTACACATTCATATCAGGTACAAATTTTACTGAAGCTCTTTCTCTATCTGCATCGCTTACATCATTCCAAAGTTCATCGTATCTTTGTTTTATCATTGGAACTCTATTTACTGCTTCTGGTATTTTACAAGCTAAATTATATGCAAGTGCATATGTAAGACAAGGTAAGTATCTATTAGGAACATCTGCATTATTACTTGCAACATTACCTGCATCTTCTATTCTTTTAATATAGTCATAGACTAATGTATATGTTTCTGAAGAATCAGGAGTTGCCCACAATACTATATTGTTAGAGCTAGTTCCTTTATCTACAAAAAACTGTGTAGGTTTTGATTGTAATAATTTAACAGCTTGATGATTGTATTCTGTTCTTGATATTCTATTTAGTCTTTGGTCAAACTGATTAGAAGTATCTCCTGCATCAGTTCTAATAAAAGCATCTACAACTTCAAGAGCACTAGATTCTATTGCATAACTACTTGTACCAGCAGTAAGTGTTTGAGTGGCTTGTTCTATTTTCCAAAGATTTAATCCTTTGTTTTGCCATTCTAAAAATATAAGATTTAAAGCTCTTTTAGCTCCTTTATAGTCATAACCAGAACGCAATTCACTACCGCACAAATCATAGGCTTCTTCCATGATGTCGGCTAAATCTAATGTAAATGCTGTTGTTCCACTTGTTGCCATTGTTTATCCTGTATTAACACTTCCACCTTCTACGAGCCTGTCTAATTCTTGAATTAGGGTCGTTTCTAGTTTTAGCTGAACTTCTTTTAAGTTGTCCTAAAGACCTTGCACAGTAAGATTTTCTGCGTTTTGCAGCCTTACTACCTTTTTTTACTTTACCTGTTACTGCTGTTTTTAATTTAGAACCAGGATTTAAACGCCTATAAGCTTTAACACCAGCTTTAGTCATACCAGCACCAGATTTAGTAGAACGAAAGTTCTTCTTATTCCTAGATGGCATTTTAGCCTGTTTTCTTATAGGCATAAGTTTTAGTTAAGACTTACCGCCT